GCTCTTCCTTCTGCTCATCAGAAGTCATGGTGCGAATTTGAGCCTCACGCACGTTGGTCTTCTCGTCCATCTCATCCATCTTGGCCATGATTTCGGCCTGACGCTTCTGGATGTCTGATTTTGTCATTTTTGCCATGATCAAAAACTTTTTATTGGTTAATAACTAAGTGATTCGAGTATATCGTCGTCCAGCATGCGAGCCTTGGCACGCATCATCATCGCACGGCTTTCGCGGAATCGCTGCGCCTGTTCCTCCAGTTCGCGCTCTTCCTCTTCGGCCTTCTTCTTGGATTTCTCCTCTTCCTTGGCTTTCGCCTCGGCAGCGGCCTTTTCCTCAGCCTCCTTCTTCTCGCGGGCGGCTTTCTCCTCGTCGGTCTCACCGCCACAAGCGCGAAGGTGCTTGTCCAGGAACTCGTCAACCTCGCGGGCCTCGATGGTGGTCTGCTCGTAGGCAGGGTGTCCGGCAATGGTCACGTCGTACAGTCCAGTCACCTTCTTTACGTGGCGCAGCCATACCTCCTTGCCGTCGGCAGTCTGCTCGGCTGTGCGCTCGTATGATACACCGTTCTCGTTGTCCTCCTCGTCGGCTGTGAAGGCGAACGACATGCCGCTGATGTCGCCACGCTCGATGGCAGAGAGCAGTTCGTCGGCAGTTGCAGTCTCGGCCAAGGTGCAGCGAATCTTCAGTCCGCGCTGGTCGATTTCGAGAGATAGCGTGCCTTTACCCTGTCTCCAACGGCCCAGTATCATCTGGTTGTTGTGGAAGGCGGTCAGCACTACGTCTGAGCGATTGAGCAAGTCTGCCGTAAGACAGCCAGGCTCCATGATTTCGTAAACCTCGCGGGTGGATGACCACGGAGTGAGGTTCACAGAGCGAACACCGAACAGCATGGCATAGCCTTCTACGGTGCGGCTCTTCTCACCTTCGGCAGCCTCGCGAACGTGCAGCTCGCTGACCTGAAGGTCGATCTGTCTTTTGAGTTTCTTATCCATATCTTTTTCTGTAAAAAATTGGTTCTACTTAACAGCCGAAACCGCGTTGTGGGTTTACTGCGTGACGGACGCGCCGCTCGCGCTTCTTCTGCTGCTGATGGATCTCACGCTCCAGAGCGTCGATTTCCTCTTTTGTCGGGTTTGGTGTCATATTCATTGTCTTTTGCCGTTTTTAATTTGGCTTTTGCCATTTTCAAAATGGCTTTTGCCGATTTATTTTTGGCACGTGCCAGTTTTCGGTCGTCACGTGGCAGATTTTATTTGCCACGTCGCAGTTTCGAGATTGTCACGTGACGATGTTTTTCTCACTCTTCGTCTTCGCCCTCCTTGGCGGGTTCCGCCACGGTATAATTGCCGGGCTTCAACTCGGTGGTGCCGCTCTTGGCAATCAGCGCATCGAGTGTCATCAGGTTGGCACTTGCCATTGGGGTGTCGCCCTTCTCTACGCTCGGGCGGTCGTGCTCGGCCCGCACCTCATTGATGGTGCTGGCACCCGTTTGCAGATTCAGCAGGTCCACCTTTGCCTGCCTTTCGGGGTCCATCGCCAGCAGCGGCTTCTCGCAGATGTGGATGCGGCGCACACCGTAGTCCTTGAAGCCTATCAGCTTGCGGGCAATCTCCTTTTCGTTGCCCGTCTTCTGCGGCAGGATGGTTCGCGTGTGGAACTCCATCGTCGCGTTCTGATAGTCGTTGTAGTGCGAGTTGGTATCGAGCATCAGCAGCGGCCTCGGACACCCAAAATATCTACTTACGTCATCATTTGTGGCCCCCAGCTGTTCGAACATCTGCATCTCGACAGCCGACATTGATATGTTCTGAACCTTGTCGAGTCCACGAATGGCGAGAATATCCTGACCGGCATACATCTTGTCTTGCAACTCCTTGGCGTAGGCTTGCATCTGGTCTTTGTTGTAAAGGCCACCGCTGAGCAAACCTTGCGTACCTCGCTGCTCCTCACCGATGATCAGTTTCACACGTCCGCCCTTTGCAGCCGTTTCCAATGCCTGCTGTCGCAGGGTGCGGTTCAGGCTCAGCGTCTCGATGGCATATTGTAGCGTCGGGATGCCCCAGATGCCATTCTGATAGCGGAACGTGTTGGCAAAGTGCAGCACGTCCTCACGGGGAACATTTGTCAGCGTCACATAGCCGTGGTCGGTCAGATACACGATACTCGCATACGTGCCGGTCTCGACATTATACCCACCAGTCCTTACCAACCACAAATGAATGGGGAATCCGAACTCGTCGCGCTCCACATACACGAAAGCGTTTCCGTAGAACAGGCGGTTGATTTCCACCAGTCGCCACATGTCGGCAGCACTCATGATGGGGTTCGGCTCCTCCTGAAGCAGGTAGTTGAGCCGCTTGCCCAGTCCGCGCATGTCGGTGACGTAGTTGCCGCCTTCGAAGTCGCGCTTCTGGTACTGCACGGGCATGACGCTCATCGTGTCAGCCCTCAGATTCACGGCACGATATACCGCACCGACCACCAACGCCTGCTCAGGACCGCGAACGTAAGCGATGCGCTCCTGATAGTCGCCACCGCTCACCTTCGGTCCTTGGTCATTGGTCGATGACGGCACGCCCGGCGTTATCGCATGTGTCGGTGCTGAAACATCGCGCGTCTGCCTGAATCGGAATAAATTCGCAAAAATATTATCCATATCTATTTGCCTTTTCTAATTGCTCAAATCATTGCTGTGGGTTTACCAACGCTTTCAGCACATCTTCCTTCTCCGCTGTGCGCTCATTGATCTTAAAGAAATACTCCACGGCACGCTTCTGGTAGATGTCATTGTCCTTCATCCTGTCAGGGAATCCACGTTTAACCTTCTCCACAAACTCCTCGGCAGTCTTAGTGTGATAGTGGTTAATCCATGCCGCCGTGTGGTCGTAGGGATTCATGCCAGCCTGCGCCACCGCGTCGCCCTTGTCGTTGACACACCGCAGCGTCGGCACCTCCGGGAAGTGAGGAATGGCAAACGCCACATTCTGCAAACCGCCACGCACAAACGCCTTCACATGGTCGTTCTCAGGTTGCGTGTACTTCACCCGCTTGTCGGCCTCCATCGGCACCGTAAAACGCTCGGCCATCGGTTTTGGCTCGTAGTGAGTCAGTCCGTTGTCCGTCATCACGCGCCAGTTCAGCAGCACGCAGTCCTTATCCTCGAACTGGCTGAAATACCGCTCCACGTCCATCGTCTTGTCGGCAAACTCCAGCAGCTCGTCAAAGTCCACGAAACCAATCCATCCGTATTCGTGGCCGTGCATTCTGTAGCAGTCGTTGTAGGCATCCTGCTGGGCATACTCGCGTTCGTGGTAGTCGATAACCTCCACCAAGTCGCCGTACCCCTTCAGTACGTCCTTCAGCTTCTCCTTGTCGCCCGTCATCCAGTTGTCGTAGATGAACAGCTTCGACACGCCCAGACGCTTGTAGTGCTCTACAAACTCCTTGGCGTATCGGTTCTCCATCCTGCCAATGGCACAGATGGCCACTTTCTTCAACTTCTTATCTTTCGGCTGTTGCACCGGCTCCCAGTGTCTGAGGTTACGCTTCAGGAACATCACCTGATTTCCCGTGTCGCATTTCTTCCACGAGCCGCCGTCGTAATGGGCGTAGTAGTCCGTCAGTTCCTTCACGTTCCAACCCACCAACTCAGGCTTGCCGTTGATCACGTCTTCCAACAGACTTGCGCCCGTGTCGTACCAGTTGCCCCGCGTCATCTCACCCTTCTGCAACGCCCAGCAGCGTTTCGGGTCAAAGAAACTCACACCCTTCGCCACCAACTTCGGCACGTTCATATACATCAGATACGGCATGTATCGCGCAACCGAAATCTTGTTGCCGTTCTTCCAAGCCACCTTTGCCACCACAGCAAACTCCTCGCGCCACATCCAGTCGATCGGCTTGGTCAGAATCGCGTCGCCCTCCAGCAGAACGAACCCTTGCGGAATCAACCTCCAAAGTTCCTGCACCGTGCGGATGTGCTTCGCGCTCCCAAAGTTTGAGAGCATCGCCCAATACGGCTCGCGGTCGGGGTACTCAGCGAGGAACTTGTCGAAATCAATCACCTGCCCCTTCGTGTTGTCAATCACAGTCACCCCCGGCAACTTCGCCGTGAATGGCCGCGCATAGTTCGTGCCCAGCGTCGTCGTCGAGTCAGCCGAATTGTCAAAAATCACAATCTCGTACCTCTCCCCGCCATGCTTGCGAATCGACCGCACCGCCGCCTCCGTAATCTCCGGCGTGTTGAAGTGAATCATCGCCACCACCCTGTCGCCCTTCGGCATCGGTGGCAGCTTCGCGGCCTTCGCCGCCGTTGTTTTCTTCTCTGTCGTTTGCTTTTTTGCCATAGTTGTTCGTTTTTAGGTTTATTCTACTTCCTCGTGTTGTACGGTCAGGCAATGGCCGTCGCTCGTTACAAGGATGTGCGGCTCACTGCTGCAAAGTACACGCATGGGGAATAGGATATTTCGCTTACCAGTCAGCAATACCTCATACACGCTGTAGTCGCGGTTGGGTGCTGTCAGTTGCACGTCGCTGATGACGGCCTCGCCTGCCAGCATCACGTCCTCAGCCACAGAGTTCTTTTCACCGCTGGCAAGTGCCAGTTCCACCATCACCGTCTGACCGATGCGGTCCATGAGTGTCGCCGGGTCGTTGCGGTCGGGGTCTACCGTCACCACGCCACGGCTGCGAATGGTCCACGACAAGCCGACAGCAATATTGGTCGCAAAGTCGTCGGTATCGTCCTTCGTCGACATCTGCTTCACGTTCAGGCGGATGTTCAAATCACACTGCTGGGCAGCGGCCACGGCAACCTGGTTGCCGCTGCCGTTGTCCATAAACAGTCTGAGATTTTGCCCTTTTACCTTTGCCATAGTCTTGCACTTTTAGGGTTACTTCTTCTTGCTCGACTTCTTGCCGGTCTGCTCGGGCTGCGGATTCAAAGCCTGCTCATACGGAGCCCAGTCGATGCTGTCCTTGCGCTGCCAACCCTCGGCGAGTGTCGCATTGATGAAGGCGACGGCCTGGAGATAGAAGCCCGTCAGTTCCTCGGCGGTAGTGAACTCATGATAGATGGGTGTCTCGTCGGCTTGCTCACCCAATTTGAAGGTCACGGGCAGAATGGCATCGGGCATGATGAGTGCAATGCGCTGCGCCTCGCTAAAGTTGCGCTGGTTCTCCTCAGAGAGCCACACGTTGATTGGGTCGCCGCCTTCTGGAGTCCACACAAAGCCGCTGATGATCTTCTCATCGGTCTGGCCGTTGATGTCGGCAATGACGGCTTTCTTCACCTGCTCGATGGTAGGCTTGGCGGTCTGCTTCTTATAGAACACCACCTCGAACCACTCGGCCTTTCCGTCGCCGAGTTCCTTCAGTCCATAACTGATTACCACTCTCGAAGCGTCCTCAACCACCGGCTGAAAGTCGCTCACATTTCCTGAATACTTATTGTTCATAATCTTGCGAATTTGAAAATTTTACGTCTATACCTATCGCCCGATTATGCGTTTGGGGTTTACTGTGTTTT